CGCGTGCCTGTGCCAGCGACTGCTTCATTTTCCCCTGGCGGGAGAAGGAGTCTGTCAGTTTCTGATTGGTCTGCACCAGCGCTCGGGAATACTGGTCAACCGCACGGGTTTGCTCCTTTTGCTTGCTGCTCAGCAAGGCAAGCCGTGCTTCCGTGCCTTGAATGGACTTCTCAAAGTTCGCGACCCCAGCGCCAGCCAGCTTGAAGGTGCTCTCTGCTTCCTTGATCTGCTGGTTGATGGTGCGCAGGTTTCGGCTGAAATTATCGCTGTCCAGGGACAGCGCAACCACCAACTCACGCAGGACTTCGCTCATGAGAACACCTCCTCCTTATTTCAAATTGGGCCACACCTGATCAATGAAGGCCGCTTTCGGCTCCTGGTTGCTATGCTCACGCTGAGCATCCCAGGCGCGCACTTGAAGAAATCCCAGCATGTCCATCTCATCGATCTCTTTCATCCGCCAGCCCGATTTGAGCAGTGTGTTATAGGTAGCGTAGACATATTCCGGTAACGTCAGGGCTCCTGACTCTCCAGGATCTCCTGGGCTTCCTGAGCCACCGGCTTCGTAGGAAAAGAGTCCAGCACCTCCGTCGTCTGTGTCTGCACGGCCATAATCGCCAGGGCAATGTCGTGCATCAGCCGATCAGCGGGGTAATGGTCGTAGACATCATCCGGCGAGAATTGGCCCCCGAAGAGGATGCAGAACCACTTGACCATCGTGTCGAGGGCCTCGGGGATTGTCAGTTTCTCATCCGAAACGTCCTGCCCCTCCACTGCGGCCTTGGACAGAGCAACCAGTTTTCCATACATCTTCGACGCGGGTTCCATCTCCCGCAGCGCGCGGCCGGATATGAAGTCCACAGAGTATTTCTTGTCTCCCAGGGTACAGGTCACCATGGGATCACCTCTCTTTCATGAGGGGGCTGCCGCCCAGCACTGTCCTGAGCGGCGGCCTCATTCTGGTCTTTACGGCGTCACCGTGAAGGTCGGGTCATACACGGTCTCCAGGAAGGTCGTACCCATCAAGGCCGTGAAGCCGTTCTCGCCTTCGTCCGCGATCGCTTGGTAGAGCCCGTCGTGCGTGCGCTTGATCGCGGTCCATTCAACCTCGCCGGTCTGGCGGGTGATGGTGCCGCCCTCCTTGGTCGCGTAGGTTTCCGTCACAGGCTTTGCTCGGACCTTGTACAGCCAAACAAAGCGGTACTTGCCATTGGACTTCTCGGACTTGAAGCCCACTGCATAATAAGGGGGCTTGTCCACGGCGGCGCGTACCAGAACGCCATTGTCATCGATGTTGTTGCCGAAGATGGCCTCCTGGATGGATAATGGAATGTCCGCCATCTTCGTCTTGAAAGACAGTTCGGGATCCGGATAAAGGACGTCAAACTCGATGTCGTCTGCGTACTGGACCTCGGGATCCGTGTTCTCCGGGGTGATGGTCGCTTCAATGGCGCCGGCGACCAACTGCAGGGCGCCATAGGTGATTGTGGTCTCCGTATCCACCGTCAGCGGTGCGATGACCATGTTTTTAAGGCCCACCGTGCTGGACACGACGGGCGATGCGGTTGCTGGCATAGGGTTTCTCCTTTATTTGTTGCTTATTTCGTCCCGTAGGACGCGTTTCATCTCCTCGAAAGCCTCCGGCGCTTTCACGTCAAAGGCAGGCCGGACAAAGGGATGCGCGGGCGCGGGTGCCGGTCCACCGTGCCCAAACTCGACCGGGTTTGAATAAAATGCACCACGTTCGCTGTGGTGCACGCCAATGGTAATGCGCTTCCCGCCGTTTCGTTTCTTTTTCACGCTCCCGGTTCGAATCGAATCATGCAGGTCGCCCGAGATGATCTTGGGGTCAGTAGATGCGTTATGCAGCATCTGTCCCTCGATGGGCATAGCGCCTGCCTGCAATGCACGGGTCACGCCCGGGCCTTGCTCCAGGGCTGCCGCCATGTTGATCAGGTCGTCCTGGAGGTCATCAAAGCCGCGCAGTTCAATCGCCACGAGGAACCTCCTCGTACAGGCTCCAGGTCCAGTGCACCGTGTACATCCGCGTGCCCACGTCGTAAGCCGGCTCGTTGTAGCCTCTATCGGTTTCTTCCACCATGCCAAAGCCTGCGGCGTACATGGCGTTACGGACCAAGGCAGCTGTCCCTGTAGGGTCTCCCGCACTCCAGAGGTTCAGGTATACGAAGGTGCGGGTCGCAATCACCTGATCGTCAAAGTGTGTTTCCTCCTTGGTGGTGGTTGAGTACACGAGGTACTGCTCCGGGGCGTTGGGGTTGCTGGAGGTTGCCCGCCAGATCCCGGCGAACACTGGGATGCCCAGGCTGGACAGGGCTTGCTGCACCTGTTTCATCCGCTCACCCCCTTGGAGACGGACGCTTTCAAACCCAGGTATTTGCGCTTGAATCCATACTCACCCAAGGTGCTGATATACCATTTCTCATCCCTGAATCGCACCCACATGCCGGGCTTGATGTCTGTTCGGTAGCGGATGGTGAAGTTGATCACAGCTTCCGCGTTCATCACGTCCGCGGCCCGGTAGTGTTGGTTGCCGGCGTCAATCGTAGCCGCCCAGACCCGGCAGACCACCACGTCCTGCGGGTCTGGGTAGCCATTCTCATTGATCAGGTTCTCTGTGTAGCCAATCTCTACCAGGTGGCGGAGGTCACCCGGATGCGGGTCGCTCTCAAAGTTCTTGTAGCCGCGCATCTTGTTTCACCTCCTTCACACGGGCTAGAACATTTTCTCCGGGTCTCGGTGCGGATACAGCAGGTTCTCGAACGCCATCCGCATGGTGACATAGACCTGCTTATCCGGGTTGTCGCGGTTCTCGTAGTAGTGGCTGACCATCAGCAGGACCGCGAGGCGAACGGCCTGCGGCGCGGTTTCATCAAAGGTCACCCTGCAATAGTCTTCGGCGACAGCCTGCGCCTGAAGGAGGAGTGAAGCCAGGTACGCGTCCTCTTCTTCATGCTGTATGCGCAGATGCGCCTTCGCTTCCTCCACCGTCAGGATCATGCTGTTCTCCTTTCATCAGCCTTCTGTGTCAGGGGCCATGATGCCAGCGGCCTTGAGCTTGGCCAGCAGGGCATTGAACTCAAGATTCAGCCCCGCGATGGTTGAAGCCGCGCTGTCGACCTGATTCGCCGCGAGTTTCACACCACCCAGGGCATCCGCTGCAGCGGCAGGAAGCACATAGTCTTCAGGGTACGCAGGTACATACAGCTTGGCGTCCTCGCCAATCTTCGCCTCCACGGTATCTGTCACCGCTTTGGCTGCCGCTTTGACACCGCCCAGGGCAGTGGCGCTGGCAGGTGCCGCGGTGGCGGTCAGCCCTTCCACGGTTGCGCCTGAAAGGACTGTCAGCTTCCCGCCGATGACCCACTCGCCACCGCCGTGCGCGGCATAGTTCCGGGTGTTATGCGTATCACTCATTCTCTTTCCTCCAATAGGAGCAGGGGCTGCTCAACAGAACAACCCCTGCCGATTCTCTCTCGTGCTGGTTAGGCTTTCTGTTGCAGCACCTTCACGGCTTCGGGCAGGATCAGCTTGCCATCCACGCGCTGGGAAGCCAGGAAGCCCACCTGACCGGTTGGAGCGTACAGCTCATTGAGGCGCTTGAACTTACGGCCTTCGCGGTCCGCGATCCAATAGTAATCCATGTCGCCGAAGAGGATGGTCTTGGCAGCGGAAGCGATCGCCGGAACGAAGGACGAGGTATACACCGGGCAGTTGAGGATCTTGTCCGGCGTGCCTGCGGTGATGGATGGCTGCCAGATGTAGTCGCCTGCGCCGTTTTTCAGCTTGCGCAGAACTTTGACCGTGCTGTCGTTCATCAGGAACAAGGCTTGACGCCGATAGGGCGAGCGAAGGCTGTAGAACAGGTCCATCACCTCGTCAAAGGTGATGGCCGTAGCCGCGGCGGTTGTCACGCCAAGCTGCGCGCCCAGGGTCGCGTGCAGCAGGCCGGTCGGCTTCCCGGTGCCGTTGCCGGCAATGAAGGCTTCTTCCTCTGCCGAACCAATACGGCGGGCGAACTCCTTGGCGATGTAACCGGCAATGTCAAAGACCGAGTCATTGAGCAACTCGTCCGACACCTTGATCATGGTCGCCAGCTTGAAGGCGCCAATGGAGACTGCTCCGAACGCGTCATCGCTCTCCTGGTAGGGGGCTTCTTCCTCAATCCAGGACGCGGTGCCCTTGCTGCTCACGACCGGAATCTTCCGGTCACCGGAACTGGTCTGGATGAGGTGGGCGAAGTTGCGGAAGATATTCTCCTCCTGCAGCGCTTCCACCAGGGTGCGCTCGTATTCATCCGGGACGAGGTGCCCGCCTTCGCTGTCAGAGCCGATCTGCAGCGCATTGAGCACCTCAAACGAGACGGACTTGTCCCGCATGGCGCGCCAAAAGGCGTTCTTATACTCATCCGAAGCACGGCCGAGCTTGGTCTTGTCCTTCAGGGTCTCAGGTGCAGAGGTCAGCGGGCGGGTGGTCGGACGGTCGAACTCCAGGTCCAGCACTTCCTGGCGCTCCAGGCGCTCGACCTCTTTACCCATGCGAATGACATCCGCTTCCATCTTTTCGTAGGTAGCGGAATCCTCAAGGGAGAGCGTGCCGTCCTCTGCCCTTCGGCTGTCCAGGAAAGCCTTGGCGGCATTCCACAGGTTGACGCGCTTTTCGCGCATGTCCAGGATCTGATTCATTGGGGTCTCCTCCTCATACATATTGAAAACGCGCCAGCCTTTTTTCGAGGTCTGACGCGTTCACGCGGTTGGTAGGTTCAGGGGTTGGTTCAATTTCGGGGAGAGGGTCAGGCGGTAGATCGGGTGGCTCCTTGGGGATGCACGCTTTCAGCTTATCCAGCAGGCAGTTGTTGACGGCCCGACGTGAGAAAGTGAAGCTATTCTGAACCTTATCAACCTTCTCCGGCTGGAACAGCACTTCATCGCAGAAGCCGAGCTCCAAGGCCTTTTGCGCGTTCATCCAGGTCTCGGCGTCCATCATGTGGCTCAGCCGTGTGCGGGAGAGCCCCGTCTTGATCTCATAGGCGTTGATGATGCTCTCCTTGACCTCCTCCAGCAGTTGGATCGCCTTGCGCATTTCTTCGCTGTCTCCCAAGGCAAAAGTCAGCGGGTTATGGATCATCATGAGAGAAGTAGGGGACATAGACACCTTTGTGCCGGCCATGGCGATGACTGAAGCAGCGCTGGCCGCGATGCCATCGATCTGCACCTTTACGTCGTAAGGATAATCCATCAGCATCGTGTAAATCTGCGAGGCCGCGATACAGTCGCCGCCAGGGCTATTGATGTGGAGTGTAATCGGCCCGCTGCCTGCAAAGAGATCTGCTTTGAAGGCGGAAGGAGTCACATCGTCTTCAAACCAGGACTCTTCTGCGATCACACCCTCCAGGAAAAGCGTGCGTTCACCGTTGTTGTCATTCTGTACCCAGTTCCAGAACTTGTTTGCCATTCATTGGTTCCTCCTTTCGGGCTAGATTGATGGGGATCATGTTACCGTTGACGAGATAGGCATTGCCGCCCTGGTCGTCGGTCAGGGGGTTCATATTCTCGAGCTCTCGGATGTCATTTGCGCTCATCCAACCGTTTTGCCGTGCAATGGCATAGCCCTCCATGCGTTCCTTGTACGCGCCACGCATCAGCCCGTCGATGTTGAACTGCACATAGAAGTCCCGCTTTTCCTTTTCAGAGAAAAGCGAGCGATTGATGGCCTGCTCGATGCGCACGAGCCAGGGCCGGATGGTATGGACCGCAAAGGAGATGGACTGGTGCTCGATGTTAGAAAAGGTGGCATGTTCAAGGTCGCCTACCAGGTGCGGCGGCACACGGAAGATACGGCAGATCTCGGATACCTGGAACTTTCGTGTCTCCAGGAACTGCGCTTCGTTGTTGGGCATGGAGATGGTTTCGAACTTCATGCCCTCTTCCAGGATGGCCACTCGCCCGCTGTTGGAGGATCCGCCGTACGCGGCATTCCAACTCTCCCGCAGAACCTTGGGATTCTTGACCGTGTTGGGGTGGGTCAGGATACCGGAAGGCCGTGCGCCGTTGGAGAAGAACTTGCTGCCATACTCCTCA